GACCCCCGTCTGGGACGCCATGGTCGCCGAGTTCGGGGACCCCGAGATCCCCGACGAGCCCGTGTACACCCCGGCGCCCACGTTCAGCGACGACGAGGACACCCCAGCCGTGGAGCCCGCCGACGAGCCCGACACGACCCTGGACGAGTCGCCCGTGATGGTCGACGAGTCGGCCACCGGGGAGCGTTCGTTCGAGGCGGACTACGAGGCCGACGCGTACGTGCCCGACGACGAGCCCGCCGACCCGGTGCAGGAGCCCGAGCAGACGGTGGAGACGGCCATCGACATGGAGGCACCCACCGACGAGGTGCAGCCTGCCCCCGCCCCGGCCGATGCCTGAGTGGACCGACGAGCAGTGGGCCGAGACCGTCACTGACTACGTCGAGATGAACCTCGACGGGATACAGCGGGAGCTGGACCAGCTCAGGCAGGAGCGCGACTACCTCCGGGCCGCGCTTCAGTCGACCTCGGACATGGCCCAGTCCATCGGGGTGCCCACCGCGCAGGTCTCCCCCCAATGGGAGAAGATGTTCCGCGAGACCGTGCGCCAGGCGGACGCTGCCGCCAGGGATGCCTACCAGCGCCGCGACAACGAAGCGCTCCGCACCGCACTGGCGGTCCGAGACACGGCGCGCAGGCACCTCGAAGGCGAGAGGACCGTCCCGGCGCCCCAGCCCATCACCGTGGCGAAGGTGCCCGAGGACGACGTTCCGCCCATTGTGGTCGGCTACCCGTGTCCCGTGGACATCGTGCTCGACCAGGGGATGAACCGGTGCCCGGTGTACGGTCCCCAGCTCGACAACCTCGCGTGCTCACGGCCCCAGGGTCACGACGGCGACCACATTGCGACAGCGGGGGCGTTGCCCGGCGCGGAAGTGCTGGCTATCGCCTCATCGGAGGAGTAACGGCGCACCTTCGGTAGCCGTTGAACTGTTGATGACCTCTGTGTATTTATGGGCGACACTGATCGCCGGAACATTGTCGCTCACAACTGTCGTGGGGGTTTTGTCGTGGCTGTTGCTTATCATTGTCAGCGTCGCGTATACCGTATTTCGGATCGTTCTCGATTCGATGAAGAGCGCGCCGTGGAAGCGAAGAAGCATCCCGACGTCGCCCTCCACGATCTCGACGAAGCAGTGAGCTGGCTCGGGCTGACCGTGGGCGGCACCGTGCAGACGCTGTCGAAGACGCTGCTGGTGCGCTCCGGGTTCGATGACCCCGAGCGGTTCGAGCGCATGGACGACCTGTGGCGCGAGAGCCTGGAGCGCGGCGTCGTGGCGGGGTCGGTGGTCCCGGCAGGTGATGGGTACGTGGCCCACATCCACTGTTTCCCTGTCCCCCGGTAATGGGTTAATATATACCCATGAGCACCGTTAGGACCAGTGCGGCTGGCGCTTGGGCCGCCGCCGTCATCCTCGTCGCCTTCTTCGCCATGCTCACCGTCGGCATGGTGTCCTGCGCCAGCACCCCCTGCCAGGGGATGACCCCCAAGACCATCGCCACCCACGCCGACGGTCGCGTGGACGTGGTGTGTCCGTGAGCCAGCCCCGCGACCTCGACATCCACCAGGTGGCCGTCGTGGTCTTCATCCAGGCCCGCGGTGTGGACGAACGCGACGCCGGGAACGGCGCCATGATGGCCGTCCGCCAGGCCTGGGGCCCCGGGACGTTGCTGCCGGTCCGCTCGGCCCGCGGCACCGAAAACGTGCGCGTCGTGGACGCCATGGAGGTCGGCATGGCCGCCGGGAACGGCTACCTGTGGACCGAGGTCACCGGCAAGGCGTTCCGCCAGTACGAGGAAGACGAAGACCCCGGGCAGTACATCTAATGGACGAAGACGAAGCCGTTCAGGCGTTGCGTGAGGCGATCGAGTGCCCTCACCCGCTCGTCAGCTCCTACATTCAAGATCGACTAGACGTCGTCGAGGCCCGCGTCGGTCAGCTTCGCCCTGCCGTGAGGATCGTCGAGGCCGGAGAGACCGTCTCCGAGATCATGATGTTCGATCAAGGCTCCGGGCTGTCCACCCCGGGCTGCAACTGCGGCCACGAAGGCCTCGGGCCCGGCTGGCACCTCTCGGGATGCCCCTGGCCTGCGCGTGCGTGGGCGGACAAGGCCCGGGAACTCGCCGAGCGACTAGATGCTCATCGTTAAGAGGTCGTGACGTTACGGTGTGATCGTGCCGACCACGCCCAATGGAGACACCCGCACCTCGCCCGGCCCGATGAGATCGGTGGCCGTGGCTGCGCAGGTACGCCGCCACATCCTGGACAGCGAAGACGGCGGCGAGATGATCACCATCCGCCATCAGCCGCAGGGGCCGGTCGCCTATCTGTTCGAGCCCGATGACGAGCTGGTGGTCGAGGCCATCGACATCCACGGCGGCAACATCGTCACCCAGGCGTACCACCAGCGGTGGGGCCGGATCATCGTGGTGCCCAACGGGCCCTCGGTCACCGAAGTCTGCCTGCATGACGACGTAGATCAGCGGCGCGTTTACCGTGAACGGGCATATGCCCTCGATGATCAGTACCGCGAAGCCTTCGCCATGATCGAAATTAATCAGGACGGCGAGGACAGCCCGGACCCCGATGCGTGATGAGGTGGCGGAAGCGATCGACATGCTCCGCCAGGCCGACATCGATCCCCGCACCATCAACGTCCCGGCCATCGCCGAAGCCGAGGGGCGCCCCCTGTTGGAGGTAACCGCTCGTCTGGTCCGTGCCCACCGCATAGCGCGAACGCACGACCAAGAGATGGGCCTGGGGTAACTCATGAGTATCGAAGGCCGACAACTTGGCGACCGACGAGTGGAGTTTCAACCAATGCCAGCCCCCGTCCCTGATCCGCCGCCTCAGCGGCTCATCGACGCCCGGCTCGCCCTGTCCCTGGCCATGTTCTTCGTGGGCGTGGTCGGGATGACCGTGGGCGGGCTGGTGCTGTGGGGCGTCGGCGGCGCCCTCATCGTCGGCGGGGTGCCGATGGCCCTCGTAGGGCTCTGGCTGGGGGTGGAGAAGTGAGCGCCCGGCTCTGCTACTGCCCCTGCGGGGACTGGGGCCACCCGGGAGATGCGTGCACCGGTACCGCGGACACCGCGTTGCCGATCTCCCGTACCCAAGAGGGGAACACCGCGTTTCCCGTGTGTGCGGCGTGCGCCGCCGCCATCCGAGACGTCAGCGACCGGGGCACCGTGGTCCCGCCAGGAGGCTCCCTGTGACTGTTGACTGGAATGCCCTTGAGCAGGACGTGCAGGGCATCAACCACCGTGTCCCGGCCATGGGGGCGACCTACCGGCACTCCATCGCCTGCCCGGCCACCCTGGGCCGGATGGGCTGCGTCAAGGTGCACGACCCGGCGCGCGACCCGGTGCACGTGGCCTCGCTGCCCTCGTACGGCGTGGTCGCCTTGTGGTCGGAGTGCGGAGGCCCGCCGCAGATCAACGCCTACCTCGTGGACCGCATCGGCCTGGACAACGTGGAGTACGTGTTCGGCACCCGGCGGGACTCGCTGCTGGTCGCTCCCCAGGAAACCGTGTAAGTGGTTGCGCGTACCTACACCACCATGTAGTGTAGGTACCGTAACGGGGTGAGGGCCTCCGGTTGGCCACTTGGTTTGGGACCAAGACACCACGCGGTTCGATTCCGTGCACCCCGACGGGCTACCAGGTGGCGTCCCACCGTCGGCGAGCGAGGTGTGGGACTGACCTCGTCGGCGCGTCACCTGGCGGTCAACAACATAGGGGTGAGCGCTGGCTGAGCCGGATGGCCTCCAAAGCCGTCACGCGATGGGTTCAAATCCCTCCACCTCTGCGGGTCCCCGTGGATATCTGCGTGGCCAACGGCTCGAAGAGGCGCAGTCTTCGGGTCACGGCCCCACGGGGGCCTCTACGCCGGTGTAGCTCAGTCGGTAGAGCGCGCCCCTGAAAAGGGCGAGGTCAGAGGTTCGATCCCTCTCGGCGGCACGTAGGAGGAGCCCTCGCCCCCAGATGGGGTGCGGGAGAACCTTCCCCCCGGTTGTCTCGCACCGGCCTACGGAAGCGGGACGCAAGCCCTCGTGGCGGAATTGGTAGACGCGCTGGATTCAGGCTCCAGTGCCCTCACGGGTGTGTCGGTTCGACTCCGACCGAGGGTACGTTCAACAACTAAATGGCCCCGTGGCGTAATTGGCAGGCGCGTCGCACTCAAAATGCGATGTCCGAGAGGACGTGCCGGTTCAAGTCCGGCCGGGGCTACCGAGGTGGGATCGCCTAGTTGGTCTATGGCGCGTCACTGCTAATGACGTTGGGCTCACGCCCTCCTGGGTTCGAATCCCAGTCCCACCGCGCGTGGCCCTGGTGGGCTCTGAATGGCGACAGCGGTGCACCGTCTGTCGTCACAGGTGGGTTCGATTCCCGCCCCCGTTCCAACCTGGCGGGTTGGCAGAGTGGACGATTGCAACTGTCTTGAAAACAGCAGCGTGTAAAAGCGCCAAGGGTTCGAATCCCTTACCCGCCTCCACCCCGCGCCAGCGGGAATCCCCGATCGGCCGTAGCCTCCCAGTTTGACCCACTGGTGTTGACCTGGGAGCGATCGACGGATGGCGTTGTGGCGCAGCGTTTTCGAGCAGAAGGACGCTCGGCCTGGCGATTCCGCTGCCGCTACCTCCCGTGCCGTGTCCACCATCGGCCGGTCGAGCTTCGCCGCCCAGGTCACCGACCACGACAACGTCACCCAGACCGTCGAGGGCCACTACAAGCGGGTCCTATGGGTGTGGCGGGCCATCGACGCCATCGCCCTGGCCCAGTGCACGCTGCAACTGCGCACCTGGACTGACCGCACCGACGAGGCTCAGTTCGTCGAGGGGTGGGACCACATCGAGCGCCTGCTCAACGTGCGCCCCAACAAGTACGAGCAGGCCTGGCAGTTCCGCTACCGCATCTCCACGCTCATGCTGCTCTCGACCATGGGCGTGTTCATCGAGATCGTGCCCGACGCGGTCACCGGGGACCCGGCCGAGCTGCACATCATCGCCCCGGACGCCGTCAGTCCCATCAAGGACATCAACAAGTACGTCGTGGGCTACCAGGTGCGCACGGTCGACGGGTTCCGGAACCTGCCCCCGGAGAAGGTGCTGTGGATGCGGGGACGGCCGCACCCCACCGACCCCTACAAGCAGGTCACCCCGCTCCAGGCCGCCGGACTTTCAGCCGACACCGACTGGCTGGCGCACCTGTTCAACACCAACTGGCTGCGCAACGACGGCCGCCCCGGGCTGCTCATTTCGGTGGGTAACGATGTGGGTCCCGAGGACGCTGACGAACTGAAGCGCCGGTTTGGTGGGCACACCCGCGCCGGTGAGACCTCGGTGATCCAGTCCGAGCAGGTCAGCGTCAACGATCTGGGCGGCAATCCGCGTGACGCGCAGTACGTGGAGACGTTGAGCGGCACCAAGCAGGAAATTTTGATGGCGTTCGGTGTCGCCGAGACGTTTTTGTCGTGGGCGAATGGTCGCACGTACGACAATGCGGACGCGGAAGTCGAAATCGTGTGGGAAACGACGATGCGTTCCCATTGTTTGATGATTGGCTCCGGTTTCGATTATCTGGTGAATCCGGATCGGGACCCGAAGGCTCCGATCATCGCCCACGATTTGTCGAAAGTGGCTGTTCTTCAGCGCGCCAAGAAGTCCAAGGACGAAAAGGCGATGGCGGAGTTCAGCGCCGGGCTGATCACCATTGACGAGTACCGCGAGCAGGTCGGCCGCGACCCGTTCGTGGTGGCCCAGTCGAAGGCGCTGTGGATGCCCAGCGGGCTCATGTCGGTGGCGCCGGACGACGCCACCGAGAAGGAGATCAACAAGAAGGCACAGGAGGGGCAACTTGTTCCACCGCTTGATCCAAACCGTCCGCCGGTACCTGCCGGTGGTAGCAGCACTACGCGAGGCACTGGCTCGCCACCGGCGGGGAAGGGGCGCGCCACCCCCGCCTCCTCCGCCCAGGTAACCGCCCTCGCGAAGACCATCAAGCGGCAGATCAACGAGAATGCCGCTCACGCCGTGCGCTACGGCGGGACTCCGCGCGCCATCCAGTCGGCCAAGGCTCGGCTGCGGGGCACGGAGACCAAAGACGAGGAGCCTGAGCGAGAAGTCCTCGAAGGCGAGATCGTCACCGACGATCAGGAGTTGATCGACGCGCACACCAGGCTCGTGACCGAGACCCTGAGTGCGTGGGGGGCCGACCTCGTCGAGGTGGCGCAGGCCCGCCTCGTCGGGGTCAAGGCCCGCCGGGGCACCCGGCACTGGACTCCGGGGCCGGAGGAGAAGGCCACGTTCCGCCCGGAACGCCAGCTCAGCGAGTTCTACGTGGTGCAGGTGGACCGCTGGGTCGACGAGATCACCTTCACCGTGCGCGCGATGATCCGGCAGGCGGCCTCGGAGACCATGCACCACGTCCGCCCCGAGCTGGAGCTGGACGCCGACGCGCTGATGCGAGCCTCGAAGCTGGTCCGGGCGCTGGTGAACCGGCTGGCCGACGACCTGGAGAAGGGTGTCGCGAAGCGGGTCCGCGAGGTCCAGAAGCTGATCCGCACGATGGACGCGGCGGGAGCCTCGATCGACGCGATCAAGGCGGCCATCGCCGAGCGCGAGCGTGCGATTGACGCGTGGGCCGGGTTCGTGGCCCCCCGGCTGGTGCGGGCCGCGGTGCAGGGCACGCGGGCGATCCTGGCGGACCGGATTCCGGACTCGCGGGTGGAGAAGGTCTGGCGGTCCCAGGACGACCACCGGGTGCGGCCCACGCACACCGACGCCGATGGCCAGGTGGCCAAGCGGGGGGTGGGGTTCGTGGTGGGCGGCCACAAGATGGCGCACCCGGGCGACCCGCGGGCCCCGGCGAGCGAGTGGGCGAACTGCCGGTGTCGGGTGGCGTTCCGCCGCCCGGACGGCTCCGAGTTCTGACGTTTTCGCAGGTCAGAGACTTTTTCAGATTACCCCTTGCGGTGTAGGTACGGCTGTGGGTACAGTCTTCACCAGCACCCCCGGTGCGAAGGACACGGTTACTTCTACTCACATCAGAAAAAAACTGTGTCTGAGTTTGATCTCGGGGGCCACAACTTCACGCGTAAACCGCCCGGTGCGAAGGCATCGCGGATACTTCCTCGAATTGGTATCGAACCCAGGTTCCGCACCGCCAATTTTGATCTCGGGCGCGTTTACTTGTGTAGCGGTCCCTCCGTCAGGAGGGACCGTGACAACTCCACACGAGCTGGTGCGCAGGACAACGGTTCCTTCTTGGTTCGAATCCGAGTATCGCCGCCAATCAAATTGGCGATATCGCCCATAGGCATGGGCACCCGTCGTTCGCCCTGAACTCAGCTCGCGTGGGGCTGCCACGGTCTCTCACCGTCGGTGCACCACCCACAACTACACACCGCCTGATGCGCAGACAACGGATCCTTCCACCTGTTAAGTGGCTGGTTGGGGGTTCGAATCCCTCCGTCCCCGCTCCCTGGGGACGTAGCTCAATTGGCAGAGCAGCAACGGTTCCCGTTTTCGACCTTGATCTCAGGCGGTGTGTGGCTGTGGGTGGTGCACCCTCCGCAGAAGGGACCGCACACCCATGGCACGCCTCAACACGCAGACGGCGACCCGTACGCCTGGTCGGACGCCGCTGCGCACCACGTCGCGCACCCCGGACGCCCGCACCTACGAGGGCGGCGCCGGGTTCACCCGCGACATCAAGAGCGACCTGTTCCTCATGGCCGTCGGCTCGTTCCACGGCGAGGACACGTTCTACGAGTCAGCAGCAGACCGCAACGTCCGCTACGCCGGGCTGGTCCACCAGAACACGCTGGCCGACCCCCTGTGGACGGCCCAGTTCCTGGCGTGGCTGCGTGGCCCGGGAGCGAACATCCGCACGGCGGCGATCGTCGGCGCGGCCGAGTTCGTCAACGCTCGCGTCTCGGCCGGGGAGGACTTCGACCCGGTCAACGACGCCGACGGGCGCGGCCTGAACCGTCGGGTCATCGACAGCGTCTGCCAGCGGGGCGACGAGCCTGCTGAGCTGCTGGCCTACTGGATGACCGCGATCGGGCGGAACGTCCCGCAGCCGGTGAAGCGCGGCCTGGCCGATGCTGCCCAGCGGCTGTACACGGAGCGGAACTACGCGAAGTGGGACAGCTCGGCGCGCAGCGTGCGCATGGCCGACGTGGTGGAGCTGGTGCACCCGAAGGCCAAGGCACCGTGGCAGGGCGACCTGTTCGCCCACATGATCACCGAGCGGCGCGGCAACGCCAACGGCGTGCTGGCCGACTCGCTGGCCATGCTGCGGGCCCGCGCCGGGTTCGCCGAGCGGGCACGGGCCGACAAGTCGATCCTGCTGGACTCGGACGCGCTCAACGCCGCGGGCTTCACGTGGGAGAACGCGCTGTCGATGGCGGGCTCCGACGTGGACAAGGCCAAGCTGTGGGAGGCCATGATCCCGAACATGGGCTACATGGCCCTGCTGCGGAACCTGCGCAACTTCGACGAGGCCGGTGTGCCGGACGCAGTGGCGACCCAGGTCTCCTCTCGGCTCACCAACCCCGACGAGGTCGCACGGTCCCGGCAGCTCCCCATGCGGTTCCTGGCGGCCTACCGCAACGCTCCGTCGCTGCGGTGGTCGCACCCGCTGGACCAGGCGATGACCCTGGCCGTGGCCAACGTGCCTCGGCTGTCGGGCCGGACCCTGATCCTGGTCGACATCAGCGCGTCGATGAACTTCGGGATGTCGGCGAAGTCGACGATGAGCGGGCAGGACACGGCGTCGATCTTCGGGTCGGCGCTGGCGCTGGCGGCTGAGGACGCCACGCTGGTCCGGTTCGGTTCGGGGTCTGAGGTCGTCCCGCTGCGGCGGGGCGAGTCGCTGCTGTCGGTGATCAGGCGGGTCGGCGGCAACATGGGAGGCACCAACACGGCCGAGGCCGTGCGGCAGCACTTCCGTGGCCACGACCGGGTGGTCCTGATCAGCGACCAGCAGGCCGCGCACGACTGGCGGCCGGTCGGCGACAGCGTCCCGGCCGACGTGCCTCTGCACGTGTGGGACATCGGCGGCTACCGCTTCGGCGCTGTCGCGAGCGGCCGTAACCGGCACCTCTACGGGGGTCTGTCGGACGCGTCGTTCAAGATGATCGATCTCGTGGAGGCCGGTCAGAGCGCCCGCTGGCCGTGGGAGAACTGAGCACGAACGGAGGCCCGACAGTCACCCGACTGTCGGGCCTCCGGCGTTCCCCTTCCAAGTTCCAAATAGGGTAGTGTGTACCCATGCCAACACACCCCGCACAGCATTGGGTCGAGGGCGTGCTGAAGGCCATGGGCTCTCAGCAGCGCGGTCAGAAGTGGCAGTGCCCGGTCCACGGCCGGGTCGGCGACCACACGGTGAGCCTGAGCGTGGGCACCCGCGACGACGGCAAGGCCGCGTGGGTCAAGTGCCACGGCGGGTGCTCGGCCCGCGACGTGCTCACTTCCATGAAGATCAATTTCGCGCACCTGGGCGAGCCACCCCGCATTGACCCCGAGCGCTACGTGCGCCTGTCCCGGCTGGCCGTGGGCTTCCCCGAGCCCCGCGAGGCCGAGGGCTCCCCGCGCGAGCTGGGCTACCGCCACGAGTGCTTCCATCCGTACGGAGACCGCTGGCGCAAGGAGCGGTTGCGACACCCGGTAACGCGCGAGAAGTCGATGATGTGGGAGTCCCGCAACGACCGTGGGGAGTGGGTGCCGGGCCTGTTGGGAGCGCGCGAGGCCGACCTACCCCTGTATCGGGAGCGGGACATCACCGTGGGCATGGCCAGCGGCGAGACGATCCTGCTGGTCGAGTCCGAGTCCTCGGTGGACGCCCTGCGCGGTTGGTACGCGACCACCTGGGCCGGGGGTGCGTCGTCCCCGCCGCTGCTCACGATCCGCCGGGTGCTCTACGACCACCGCCCGGTGGTGATCATCCCGGACCACGACGAGGCCGGGCTGGCGTGCGGCCGGAACCTGTCAGCGGCGCTGCCCTCGGCCACGGTGCTGGTGTCGGACACGCCGGGAGAGGATGCCCGGGATCTCTACGACCGGCTGGGTCGTCAGGAGTTCGCGAAGCGGGTCCGCGAGGCGGCTTCCGCCATTCGGGCATAGGGTAACCTGTACCCCATGCAGTGTCTGCCTGGAGGGACCGCTGTCCACGCCGCCGAGATTGGTGCAGTGTTCGAGCGGTGGCACCAGGGACTGGTTCAGCACATCGTGCTGGCCGATGGCACCGAGCTACTGACCACCCGCAACCACCCCGTGGCCACCCACCTCGGCTTCGTCCCCGCGTGGAAGGTGCAGGCGGGGTGGCTGGTGCTCACCGTGGCCTGCGACGACGCGCCCGAGCCGATCGAGAAGCTGTTCGGCGACGCCGCGTCCACCTGGCGGGTCGAGCACCTACAGGGCTCGTCGCGGGACTTCCACGGCGACGGCTCCCCCGGCTACACCAGGGCCGTGTCCCTCGGCGGACACCTCGCTGTACCGCCCTACCTCGCGCAGGAAGGCGACGACCCTCGGGTGGACGTGCAGGCGCTCTACGAGGCGCTGGCGACGTGCATCCAGCCCAACGCCCTGGGCATGTCCACCTGGGCGGAGGTGCGCCGCCACGTCCCCGAGATCGACAGCGCCTGGGTCGGCCAGCCCTTGGCCGGTGACGAGAGTCTGGGGGAGATCGCGCGGGACCTGCCTCCCCCGGTGACCGACCACGGCCGCCTGTCGAAGGCCCTGGTGGGCGTCGACGGCCAGGTCGCGCTGCACCGGGTGGACCAGGTGTGGACCGGCATCTCGGGTGGCCACGTCTACAACATGTCGACCGCCACGGGGGCCTACGTGGCCAACGGCGTGGTGGTCGGCAACTGCGGCTGAGGTGCCCCCGGCAGGACTCGAACCTGCATCTCGCGTCTTAGGAGGACGGTGCCTTCTCCGTTGGGCCACGAGGGCCTGTAGTGGCGGAGAGGGGATTCGAACCCCCGACCTTTGGGATATGAGCCCAACGAGCTACCGGCTGCTCCACTCCGCGTCGTACCTACACCATACATGCGTGAGTGCAGATGAGCAATACCTGTCAGGATTCCCGTGATCGTCGGATCGAGGGAGAACCATGGCGAAGAACGACACCGCATGCCCGTACTGCGGCGCGAAGGTCGAGGTCAAGGCCGGGTCGCTGCGGCCCCACCTCCGGGGCAACAAGGACGGCGCGGACCGCTGCGACGGCTCCGGCCTCGACTCCACCCGTCTCTCGGCCCCGGCCGGGGCCGACGAGGGCCGCACCGAGACCGGCGCCAAGGGAGACAAGTCATGAGGGTGAACACCGGTGGCGCTGTCGGCGCCCTGATCCTCGGCATCGTGCTCGGCCTCCTGGCTGCGCTGCTGCCCCTGCCCGGAGTCATCGGGACCCTCGTCTACGTCGCCGCTGTTATCTGCGTGATCGTCGGCCTGGTCCTGCTCGTGCTCGGCCTGATCCGGAGGTAGTGGATGAGCCACCCCAGCGTGGGCCGGATCGTCCATTACGTCTCTTACGGCACCCCCGGTGGCGAGTACGCCTCGCAGTGCCGGGCCGCCGTGGTGACCGAGGTGGTCAGTGAAGGCACTGTCGGCCTGGCAGTTCTCAACCCGACCGGCGCATTCTTCAACCAGAATGTGAAGTGGGACGAGGGGCAGGCGGGCGGCACGTGGCATTGGCCTGAGCAGGTGTAGTTGTGCCTTACTCCGACGCCCAGGGCAAGGACTGGCTTCAGGAGTGCATCATCAACAACTCCCCGGCGTCGATCCTCGATATCGGCGTCGGGGCGGGCACGTACTCTCGCTTGTTGCGCCCCAAACTGCGGCGAGCGCACTTCATCGGTATCGAGGTGTTCGAGCCGTACGTCGAAATGTTCGATCTGCATGAGCATTACGACGAGCTGATTGTCGCTGATGCGCGCGAGGTGGAGTGGCCTCGGGTCGACGTCGTGATCATGGGCGACGTCATCGAACACATGGCCTACGACGACGCTGTTGCCATGTGGGACAAGGCCCGTCGTACCGCCCGCAAATCGGTGTTCGTGTCGTTGCCGATTATCTTTGCCCCTCAGGGGGCCGAGTTCGGCAACGAGCACGAGCGCCATATGCATCACTGGACCCACGAAGAGGTCTTGAAATTGCCTGGGATCGTCAAATACTGGACCGGCGACGTGCTGGGCTGCTACAAGGTGTCGCCGCTGTGAAGGTTGTGGCCCGGGTCCATGGCTACCCGCCGCAGCTCAACGCGGGCGCGGAGATGATGCTGCACGCACTGCTGCGCGCCCTGGCGGCTCGGGGGCACGACTGCGAGGTCTACCTAACCGATCCGTGCACGGCGCGGCTGCCCTATCGCTGGCAGGGCATCTATGTGGTGCCCAAGGGTGCCTTCGACAGCGAAAAGGCCGTCAAAACCGCTGACGTGGTCATCTCCCACCTGGGGCCTTCGTCGCACACCCAGCTCATGGCCCGCCGGTTCGGCACGCCCATGGTGTATCTAGTCCACAACGATTTCCAGGTATCGACACAGAGGGAGCTTTCTCAGTTCCCGGCGGATTTGACGGTGTTCAACTCACAGTCGATGGCCGACAACCTGGCCGAGTACGGCACGGGGATTGTCGTGCCGCCACCGGTCGACCCTGAGGAGTACCGGGTGGAGCCCGGGGATCATGTCACCTTGATCAACCTGATGGCGCACAAGGGTTCGCGGCTGTTCTACCGGCTGGCCGGTCGAATGCCTGACATCCCTTTCCTCGCCGTCGAAGGCGGTTACGGCGCACAGGTCATTCGGCGAGGCCTGGCCAATGTGACATTTATGGGGCATACCCCGGACATCAAACGCGCCTACGAGCGGACCAAGATTCTCCTGATGCCTTCGGTGTACGAATCGTGGGGCCGCGTGGGAGTCGAGGCCATGTCCTCGGGTATCCCCGTCATCGCCCATCCGACCCCGGGTCTCCAGGAGTCATTGGGCTCCGCCGGAATCTTCGTCGACCTCAACGACGTGGACGGCTGGATCGAGACCGTCCGGACCCTGATGAATGACCCGGAGGCCTACGCCGCCGCCTCGGCCGCTGCTCGCCAGCGAGCCATCGACCTCGACCCGGCCGAGAGCCTGGCCCGGTTCTGCTCCGCGGTGGAGGCCCTGGCATGAGCTGCACCGCGTGGTACCTGCGCCAGCGGGGCTACACCTGGGAGTACATCGCGGACTACCTCCGCTACATCTCCCCGGAGGCCGCCCGGTGGTCGGCCACCCGCTATGCGGAGATCACCGGTAACGAGCCTCCCGCTGACGCGCAGCCGGAGGATGGCCCACGGTGAATCACAAAGACGTCTATGCAGGCATGGCACCGGCTACGTACGTTCGACACCTCGGGACGCCTCGCCGGGCTCCAATGGTCGCGCGGAACAAGCGCAGGAAAAAGGTCCGGAGGGCGAGCTTCGTGCGTACCGCGAAGATCAACGAGGCGTTCGACTACCTGGAGTCGAAGTACGACCCGGAATTGTGTGAGACCTGGGCCATCTACCGGGCCTCGATCAAGGACGAGGGTGCTTCCCGGGGCTACGAGGCCAAGTGGAAGAAGGGCCCGCCGTCGAGCGTGTACCCCGGCCTGGAGCGCGTGCCCGGCGAGCAGAACTGGGTCGACCAGGTTCAGGGCCTGCCCAACCTGATCGAGCGCGTGGCCAAGCACCTGCACTACGAGAAGGGCTACACCATCTCGCGGTCCATCGCCACGGCGGTGAACTGGAGCAAGAAGATGTGCTCGACCGGCACCGCGTTCGGTGGCAAGGTCAAGGTCGGGGCGCGGGCCAAGGCCGCAGCGTGCCGTGCCGTGGCCCAGTGGGAGGCCAAGAAGGGCAAGGCCCGCGCCACACCAAACAAGAAGTCGCTGCCGGAGTCCCCAGCGCTGATGGAATCCCACCCGCTGATGGATATGGCGCGGTACTACGACCCGATGATGGGTGCCCGCGACCGACTCCGTTCCTGGTGAACAAAACCCGATAACGGAAATCGTGCGACGATCTCGCTGGTAGTGACGTCTGTCGGCGTAACCGTACTGGTGCCCGCCGACAAACCCGGTAGGGAGAGTCGATGGGGCGCGAGTACCACGACGAGGAGAAGGTCACCGGCATCCCGGCCGGATCGTCGATCCGCCGTGGCGGCCGTGGCGGCTCCTCGGGTATTCCAACGGGCAGTTCTATTCGGGGTGGCTCCGGTGGAGGCAGCGGGTCGGGCATTCCGACCGGCTCCAACATCAAGCGCCGGAAGCGCAAGGGTGGGGGCATCCCCACCGGGTCCTCCATTCGCAAGGGCGGCTCCGGCGGCAGCCGCTCGGGCATTCCGCCCGGCTCGAAGGCCGACGAGCAGGAGCAGGACTACGAGAAGGCCGCCTGGGGCGCCGCGCTCAACGCGCAGCGCGGCAAGAAGCGCGTCCGCAACATCAACAAGCGGTCGGTGTCCGGCATCCCGAACGGCGCCCGCGCCAACATGACCGGCACCAGCGCCCGCCGCACCCCCAACGGAGTGCCCCCCGGCGCCTCGCTGGCGAAGGGTCGTGGCCGTCGTCGCAGCGGGGCCCGGGGCCTCCCGCCCGGTTCGAAGGATGATGCTGTTCTGGTCGAGCGTAAGGACGCCGCCGGACCCGTGGAGGTCATCGACGACCAGAAGGGCATCGTCGAGGCCTTCGTCAGCGTGACCGGGGTCAAAGACAATGTCGACGACATCATCGAGCCCGGCGCCTACGAGAAGACGCTCCAGGAGCGCACCCCCAAGGGCGTGTGGTCCCACGCGTGGGAGCACCCGGTGTCGAAGACCCTCGACATCAAGGAACTGCTCCCCGGTGACCCGTCGCTGCCCAAGCAGCTCGCGGACGGCACGCCGTGGCCGAGTGAGGCTGGCGCCCTCTGGGTGAAGACGCAATTCAACCTGGACTCCGACCGGGGCCGCGAGGCCTATTCGATGGTCAAGTTCTTCGACGACGACGGTTCCTGGTCCATCGGGTACCGCGTCCCGAAGAACGGCGCCACCAAGGACGCCAAGACCGGGGTCCGGCGGATCAAGGAACTGAACCTCTACGAATACAGCCCCGTTCTCCACGGGGCCGCGCCGCTGGCCAAGACCCGCTCGGTGAAGAGCCTCGGCGAGGCCATGGCCGCCCTCGAAGACGCCGGGTACGACACCGACGGACTGGAGCTGGAAGAGCCCAAGTTCGACGTCGATCTCGACGGGCTCGACCCCGACGAGGTCAAGGCGCTGCGCACCGCCTACGACGTGGTGGGCGCCTATCTCGACGAGATCGACGAGAAGGCGGTCGCCGAGGACGTCGAAGAGGACGAGGCGGTGGGCTGGCTGGCCGACGAGCTGGCCGATGTGCTCGACCCCGAGGACTACGCCGAGCTGCTGGACTTCGCGAACGCATTCGATCAGGCCTACGCCTACGGCGACGACGCAGCGGCCGAGGTCGCGATCGACGAGTTCCTGGACGTGCTCGACGCCGAGATCGAGGCGGACCCGGAAATGGCGGGCCTGTCCGAGCTGATCTCCGCGGTTCTCGATGACCGGTACCCGGAGGGCGAGGACGAGGCGGACGACGACGAGGCCGAGGCCTACGCCGAGGACGACGACTTCGAGGACGTCGAGGGCGAATTCGAGGACGAGTACGAGGACGACGAGGCCGAGGGCGAGTACGACGAGTACGACCCCGAGGGCGAGGACGAAGGCGACGAGGGCGACTACGACGACCCCGACGTCTACGAGGACGGCCCAGTCGGCGAGGCCGAGGAAATGCCCGACAGCGGCATGACCGAGGGCGGCTCAGACACCGGCGCCGTGGGCGACACCGGGGGCGACGCCGGTGGAGCCGAGGGCGGCAAGAGCCTGGCCGACATCCGCTGGGACTCGGACGAAATCGTCGACAGCGTTGTTGGTTCGATCAACTGGGACGGCGCAAATGTCTGAGCTGTACGAACTGCACCTCGCCCGGTTGCAGCGCGACGGTTTCCTCGATGACGACCGGTGGGGCCCGGAGGTCAAGTCCGGGAAGCGCACCGGTGACGGCGGCCAGCCGCCGCCCGCGAACGGGGGCGCGAACACCGCGGGCGGCAAGGGCCGCTCCGGCAGCTCGCGCGGCGGCAAGAACAGCGGCAAGAAGAAGAAGCCGGTTCCGCCGTGGGTGACCGACACCGCCCAGCCCGGCCGCACCGCCAAGGGCGTGCCGAAGGGCTCCAGCACCGACCGCCGGTTCGGCAAGGGCCGCTCGGTCAACCGGGGCAAGAAGGACGCGTGGGGCGACGAGGCCTCGATGCCCGCCCACGAGTCCTACCGCCACCCGTTCCGGGGCAGCCAGGACAACGGCATCTCGCGGCGCCTGCGCAACGCCGGTCCCACCGACCACCACACCGACGTCCGCCGGGGCCGTGGTTCGGGTGTCTCGGACGCGCACGGCAGCGACTCCCGGGTGAACGCCCAGGCCCGCGCCGAGTTCGCCGGGGGCATCCCGAAGCCGGGCACCGGTGGCCCGGCGGGAAACCCGTACTCGCGGGGCCGCAGCGGCAACGGCTACGACACCGGCCGGGGCAACGGGGGCGGCTCGACGCCGCGCCCGGGAAACCTGTCGGGCAAGAAGAAGCGTCGTGGCGGCTCGGGTGGCCGGTCGGCCGGTAACCCGTTCGAGAGCGGCACGTCCCCGGCGCAGCCGGGTGGGACGCCGAAGCCGGGCAACGTGCGCAAGTCGATCTACGACTACTCGCCTGAGCAGGTGGAGGAGTCGATCAACGTGATCAACAAGGCGCTCAGCGGCATCCTCGCCGACTACGAGGACTAGCCCTCCTCGCACTCAAGCTCGATTCCCGACAACGGGAATCGAGCTTTTGTGTTTACATGCCCTCCAGGGCAACGCTTTCCAGCCGGTGCTGACCGAGCGATAAGCCGACCCCGCGACAACTGAACACACAAGTGCACACGGCTCAGTCTTATTCGCTCCGCGCCCCCGGGCGCGTTAGTCAGCACCGGAGAAAAAGTGCTCAAGTCAGAGATGCGTGAGCTGAAGACGCTCATGAACGAGAAGATCGCGGCCCTCGACGAGTTGGTCTACTCGGACAAGGTCAAGATCGAGGGCAAGAACATCGAGATCGACCCGACCGTCGCCGCCAAGGGTCACCAGCTCACCAGCGAGATCAAGGAGCTGAACGGCCTTCTGACGATGGCCACGACCGGCGCCAAGATGCGCAGCCAGTACGACCTCGACCCCGAGTCGGAGTCGCTGGCCCTGGGCGCTCGCGCCGGGTACTCGGAGGCCAAGACGCTTTCCGAGGCGTTCGTCGAGTCGCCCGAGTACAAGTCGGTCATGCAGTCCGGCAACGTCAACATGGCGACGCCGTTCTCGGTGCAGTCGGCTGACATCTGCCGTGGCGGTCTGGTGCAGCAGAAGGACGTTTATGCGTCCATGAACCCGGCCAACTACGTGCGCCAGTTCGGCTCGATCCAGTTCGACCCGATCGTGCCGCGGGCGTACCGCAAGACCCGGGTCCGTGACCTCTTCCCGGTCGCGCAGACCAGCTCCAACCTGATCGACTACTTCCAGGTCGTCGGTTACGCCAGCCCGACGCAGGGCGCGAAGAGCGTGCCTGACCGGAATGTGGGCAACACCGACTTCGCGGTCAAGCCCCACACCAACCTGGTGTTCCGTTCGAACCAGGCGCCGGTCCGCACCCTCGCCCACTGGGAGATGGCGCACCGCAACGTTCTGGCCGACGTTCCGCAGCTTCGTTCCACGATCGACAACGAACTGCTCTACGGCCTCCAGCTCGAAGAGGACCGTCAGATCCTGAATGGCTCTGGCGCGAACGACGAGCTGCTGGGTGTTCTGAACGCGAATGACATCCAGGAGTACACCGCTCCGGCCGACGAGCTGCGTTCGGACTCGATTCGTCGGGCCATGACGAAGGCTGTTCTGGCCTACTACCAGCCGACCGGTGTGGTTCTCCACCCGAACGACTGGGAGCGCATCGAGACCCAGAAGGGCAACGCGACCGGCGCGGGCGGCACCGGTGGTGGTGACGGCCAGTACATGCTGGTCACGAACATCAGCGTCGGTGCGAACGCCACCCTGTGGCGTCAGCCGATCGTCGAGACCCCGGCCATGGCGGAGGGCACGTTCCTCACCGGCGCATTCGGAATCGGCGTGCAGCTTTACGACCGCGCGCAGGCGGATGTTCGCACTTCCGAGCACCACGCTGACACGTTCATCAAGAACGCTGTCACGATTCTCTGCGAGGAGCGTCTGGCCCTGGCGCACAAGCGTCCGGAGTCGATGGTGTCGGGCTCGTTCTCCCCGGAGACGAGCTAAGTAGGTAACGCAGAGGCCCCTCGGAGCGACACCGCTCCGAGGGGCCTCTGTGCTGCGTGGGGATCACCATGATCGCCTACCCTGCTGATGCCCGGGGCTGGCCTGTGCGGAGGTCGGCCCCGGGTCCTTGCCCCTCCCCCACCGAGAAGGTACGTTCATACCCATGAGTCTTCTCGGCAACATCCTCAGCTTGTTGGGCAGCGACGCCGACCGCGAAGCTCATCAACGCACCCGCATCGAGGCCGCCCAGCGCCGGAACTCCCACGTGCGCCCCCCGCTCACCGTCGTGGAGGGTCGGCCTCGTAGGCAGTGCGAAGCGTCTCGTCGAACGCCGCCGCCGACCGGCGCATGATCAGCTCCCAGACGTAGAAGCCCAGGTAGAGCGGCAGCAGTACCAGACCGACCGCCAGGCTCAGTCCCGCTCCCGGCTCTTGATGGCCCACCAGATGCTGAACAAGGCCATCCCGCCGAAGTACAACGCGGGCGGAACCCACCACGCCGTCACCCCGCAGCTCGCACGTCGAGCCAGGAGAAGGCCTCCGACACGTTGGCCTTGCTCGTGACGGGCGCCGTCGACCGCGCCGTCCAGCTCGCCGGGTCCAGCTCGCCGTGCTCAGACAGGCTGCCGTAGAAAACCGATGTATTGCTGCTGCGATAGGCGAACGACGTCGAGTTCGCGCACATGTAGGAGCAGTAGTAGAACGACGGCCCGTCAGGCCGCAGCTCCCGGTCGCACCAGCGGTTCTGACATTGGCGTGCGGACACGTACTACCCCTTCGACCGGTCGTCGATTCCGGATAACGGTATCCGTTGCCCTACGCTGCCTGTTGTGCGCATGGGTGTGTGGGTGCTGGGGGCGGAGGTGTTCGCCCTGGACATTGGCCGCTCGCCCCAGGCCGACGAAGAGGAGTCCACCGCCGCCTCAGGGGGTCAGTTCGAGCTGGGTTTCCAGGCCGCCGAGGTGGAGGCCAACTCGATGGACGAGGTGCTGCACCAGCTCCGCCGCGTCAAGCGTGGTCGCCCCGGCGACGGGCCCCCTCCGATGGGCGTGCGGTGACGCTGACGGTGGTGATGGCGCACGCCCAGTTCGCCGAGCAGCGCCGGGAGATGCTGCCCCGGGTCACCGCCTCGTGGGAGGACCGGCTGGACCACATCGTGGAGGACCGCCTGAAGGCGGGGGCGTGGCCCACGGTGCGCGCGTGCTGGCAGACCGGCCTGGAGCTGGGCGGTCACCAGGGGCACGTGCTGGCCGCCCAGGACGACTTTGTGCTGGCCGAGGGCGCCGCCGAGCTGATGGCCGACCTCTGCGAGCAGTTCCCGGACCGGGTCATGTCCTTCCGGTGGCCGCAGGCCTCGTGTTCGTGGCTGTGGCACCACGTCGAGAAGCGCGACGTGTGCTGGGCGCGCACCAACCACGCCTGGACCGGCGGGGCCGTGGCGCTCCCCGCGGCCCTGGTCACCGAGTTCCTGGAGTGGGCGCAGCGCTTCGACGACGCGGGCGGGCACCGCTACGAGCACATGGACGACGCCCGCCTCGACATGTGGACGCTGGCCACCGGGACCACGGTGTGGCGGACCCGCTGGTCGCTGATGAAGCACATCGGCGACAGCTATTCGGTGGTGCGGCGAAATGCCCGCACGATTTCCCCGGAGATGGGCCTGGTCGACAATGTCGATGAGGTCGTTCCGTTGAGTGATTCCCGGTGGGCCGTGACCGAGGTTCCGGAGTACACGGACTGGCCCGAGGCTTTTCGCCTGAACGCTTCGACGATGCTGAAGGGTCGCCAGCGGGAACTCGGCTTGCAGTAAACGGCCAGGTCCCGTTTCCCGTTAGTCTGCTGATCGTGGTAGTGGGCGCGGAGTGGGCGGATCGTGTCTCGCCCTATGCCGGGGACCGCTCCACGGTGGACCCGGAACTCAATCGGTGCTTCATCTGCGACCACCCGGACACCGCGTGCACGCACGCCGGTATCCGCGCCCGGCTGGCCGCATCCACCCCGCACGTGGACACCGAAAGGACTTTGATGGCTCGCGGCAAGACTCCCACCGCTCGCACCACCCGAGGCGCTGCCCCCGGAGTGTCGCCGGTGCAGGCCCCCTCGATCCCAGAGGCGCCCGTAAAGGCCGCTCAGACGCCCGCTGAGGGCGCGCAGCTCCCCGACGCACCCTCACTGGCCCCCCCGGTGGCTCCGCCCACCGTGACCGAGACCGTGCTCGACGGCGACGGCTTCGAACAGGTCATGCAGCTCTCCCCGATCACCATGGACTCCGGGGCGCAGACCACCGCCACCGGCGGCACGGCCGTGGTGGCCAAGGCCGGGGACCCCACCCGGCTGCGCGACGTGCTCACCGACCCGGTGCCCGAGGGCAAGGTCGACGCGGCCACCGACCCGCAGCGGCCCCGCCGTAACGGTGTCCAGGGCGTGCTGGTGAGCCGCAATGAACTGTGGCCACAGACCGGGGCTTGGACGACGGACCCGACGAATGCGCGGCGGGTCATTTTCACCCGCGATATCCACCGGGTCGAGTACCAGTACCACACCAAGACCCCGAGTTACATGTTGGTGGGCCGTCGCGGAACGACGATGCCGAAGCCGAGGTAGCCGAATGGCCATCCTGAGCGGGTACGGGAAGTCCCGTACCCCTATCCGCGTCGATCGCCTCGACGGCACGATGGCTGCCTTGGCGACGACTGCTGAGGACGGATGGTGGTCAGTCGCGGTAGATCCCGGCGAGTACACCGTCACCGAGAAGTACGGCTCGCCGCAGCGCATGACGGCGTCCGACGACAATGGCCTCGCCCCGTCGTCGGCGCCGGAGAACAGCACCACCCCGACCGAGGTGTCCTCGGCGGCGGCGGTCAGCTCCACCTGGACGGTCCGGCACGGCGACACCGCCCACTCCGAGGTGTGGGCGGTGCTCGACGCCGACGGGGCCGGGATCAACCTGGCGTCGTGGGACGTGCTGGCCCAGGCTCGGGACGATCACCAGTCCGAGCGGATCGTCCACGAGTGGAACAAGACCCACGGCATCACGGTGGGCAGTGCCGTGGTGCGGTTGGCGGACAATTCCGAGGTCACGACCTCGACGATTCGCTTGTACTTCGAACCGGGCGACTACGAATTCATGCCGCGCTCCTGGTCCGGAGTGTTCGACGTGGAGATCACCCAGCGGGACAACAACGGTGACCCGATTCGCCGGTACACCGTTGTCGAGGAAGGGCGCCTCACTGTCCGACCTGACGTGAGTCGCTGATGGCCAGCATCGTTGACGGTGCGGTCATCGTCAGCCTCTCCGACGATGTCCCCGAGCTGCCCGTCATCGAGACCCCCGAGGCCACGACCACGGTCAAGGGCAAGGCGGTCATCCTCGGCGGCACGGCCGATGCCCCCACGGTGCCGTGGAACAAGCTGACCGGCGTCCCCGCCACCATGCCCCCGTCGGGCGGCGCGGGCGGTGTCCTGTCCGGGAGCTATCCCAACCCCGGTTTCGCCGTGGACATGATGACCCAGGCGGAGGCGGACAGCCGCCACCAGAGCACCCTGGAATTGGTCAATGGGGCGTGGGAGGAGATCGGCGCCCACGACACCCGGCTCGACACCGCCGAAGCCACCCTGACGGCGCTGCCCGAAACGATTCGCGACACCGTGGGCACCACGCTGGTCGCGGGCTCGAACGTCACGGTCTCGGTCGACGACACCAACAACACCGTCACCATCTCGGCGGGCTCCGAGGGCGGCGGTGGCCCTGCCGGTGGTGTCCTCGCGGGGAGCTACCCCAATCCCACGTTCGCCGAGGACATGGCGACGCAGGCGGAATTGATTGCCGCCCGGGATACGCGGGTGGGGTGGGTCGACGGTGAGTATCTCCAGATTCGGGGCGACCTCACCAACGCGTTTTTCGGGGTCCAGGTCACATCGCGGGTCTACCAGTCGCCATTCGCGTCGCTGTGGCACGACACCTTTGCGTTCAACAACGCCAACTACGGCGTCACCTACGAGGTGTCCGCGAACGGGACGACATTCACCGCAGCCGATGCCGGACAGATCGACGGCTTCAAGCGGCTGTTCTCCCAAAAAGACCGTGAGTTCGTCGAAGCCGTTTCCACTACGCGCAAGGGCTTCCGCATCACGTGGCAAGGCGTCGAGTACAACTCGGCGCAATGGCTCGTGCTGGGGTGGGGCTGGTCGAATCCGGTGCCCACGAAGAACGTCCTGGTGGAATCGTCGGCCAACGGCACGACGTGGACCACTCGGCACACATCTACTTACTCGAATATCGCCGAGCCGATCTGGCACCAGATCAACACCTGGGGTGGGGACACCTACCTGCGGTTGACGATTACACATACGGATGCTGCCGCAGCGGCGGCCATTCTTACGTCGGTCAGGCTTCTCACTTCCCGGTGGGGCGACCAAGGTCTCGGTAACGAATACGAGGTCCCTTACATCTGGGACCGCAACAAGCGCATGGGCATCGGCGGCTACACGCCCGCCGACGCCGAAGCACTAACCCAGGCCCTGCACGTCGCGGGGGACGCCGTCATGGACGGGACCCGCCTCCGGGGCAGCGACGGGATCGGCCGCCGCCTCTACAGCCCCAGTAATGACGGGGTCCTGCTGTGGGATGGCCAGACCGTCGCCATGCAGTCGGCGGTCGACGCAAAGGCCAGCGCCACCCACACGCACGCCCAGGCCGATGTCACGAACCTGACCACGGACCTGGCGGCGAAGGCCCCGACCTCGCGCACCATCAGCGCGGGTACCGGCCTCACCGGTGGGGGTGACCTCACCGCGAACCGGACTCTGTCGGTCTCCTACGGGACCACGGCGGGCACCGCGGCGCAGGGCAACGACTCGCGCCTGTCCGACGCCCGCACCCCGACGGCGCACACCCACGGGATCGCCGACCTCACCGCGACGGGCACCCGGGACACCACCACGTTCCTGCGAGGCGACAACACGTTCGCGGTCCCGCCGGGCGCTGGCGGCGGCTCAGACGCCACCACCAGCAGCAAGGGCATCATCCAGCTCGCTGGAGACCTGGGTGGGACGGCGACCTCACCGACCGTGGTGCGCCGGGCCCCCATCGGGGGCGTGCAGACCCCGACCTACACCGCCACGGTCACCCCGGACGCGTCGGCCTCGACCCATTTCCGGTACGTGGCGACCGGCAACATGACGATCAACGTCCCGACCGGTGGGGTGGACGGGCAGCGAATCTTGATCGAGGTGCAGGCCTCCGGCGGCCTTCGCACCATCACCATCTCGTCGTCGGTGGAGGTCACGCAGGCCGCCCCGGTGCGTTCGTACGCCATCGGCACGAGCGCGTGGGGCGTGTTCGCTCTGCTTAACCGGGCCGGTACGTGGCGGCTGGCGCACGCTGAACCGCAGGCGCTGGAAGCTGAATGGGCTCTGTCCGACTTCGGCCTCCTGGGCTGGTCGAACAACCCGACGTTGTTTAGCACCACCGCGCAGCCCACCAGCGGTGGCATTCGCATGTCCCGGATCAAGCTGCCGCGCGCCGCAACGATCAGCCAAATCATGATGGTGGTGAATACGGCCGGGGCCACGCTCACCAGTGGTCAGTGTCTCGCGGGCCTCTACGACACCAGTTTCAACCGGCTCGCTGTCACCGACAACCAGTCGACGGCATGGACCAGTACCGGCGTCAAAACAATGAACCTGACGAGCAGCGTCGCGTTGGCCGCGGGCGAATACTACGGAGCAGTTCTCGCGGTGGGCACGACAACGCCCTCATTCTACTCCGCCGGAACTGCGACGTCGAACGCTATTGGCCGCACCACCACCACTGCGCTGGGTCTGTCCGCCGACTCAGGCCAAACGTCGTTGCCGACCACGGCCACCCCCAGCACCAGCAACGTCGCCTACTGGTACGGCATCCTCTAAGGCGTCAACAGTTAGCCTGACCCCGGCGAAGGAGGTGTGGTGGCAGGTTTCCAGGTGATCACTGTCGCCTCCCCAGCGTCGATTCCGCCGGGGTCAGTGATCGGTACCGATACCGAGAACGACACCCCGGTGGTGATTGCCTACGCGGGCAAGCCTCCGCTGACCGGCGCCGAAGTTGTGTCCCTGGCCGACGCCCTACCTGACGAGGGCGGCGACGGGGGGCTGGCGCTGACCAACCACATCAGCGACAACACCCCGCACCCTGCTTATGACGACATGCCCTCGTTGACCCTGCTGTTCAACAATGGATTGGTGTAGCGATGTCCCTGGTCACGAACGTCACCGACCTGGCGACTCGCATCGCCACCGAAATCAAGCTCACGAAGACCTGGATTAACGGCAACGCCGCCAACCTGAGTGGGCTTAACACCACGGCCAAGACCAATCTGGTCGCAGCGATCAACGAGGTCGTGGCGGGGCAGTCCGGCGCGGCCGGGATCAACGACTCCAGCACTACGACCACGAGCACTTGGTCGTCGAGCAAGGTGTCCACCGAGCTGGCCACCAAGCAGGCCAGCGACGCGGACCTGACGACCATTGCGGCCCTCAACCCGACAACCGCTAACGTCATCGCGTCCGACGGCGCCGGGTGGATCGCGAAGACCTACACACAGCTCAAGACCGCCCTCAGCCTCACCAAGTCCGACGTCGGCCTGGCCAATGTCGATAACACCTCGGACGCCAACAAGCCGGTTTCGTCGGCCACGCAGACTGCACTGAACGGTAAGCAGCCTCTCGACACCGACCTGACGACGATCGCCGGGCTGACGGCCACCACCGACAGCTTCCTCCAGTCCAAGGCCAGCGCCTGGACGACGCGGACGCCCGCGCAGGTGAAGACCGACCTCGCCATTACCAAGAGCGACGTCGGGCTCGGCAACGTGGACAACACGTCCGACGCCAACAAGCCGATCAGCACCGCCACTCAGACGGCGCTCGACGGCAAGGCCGCCACGTCGCACACGCACACCGCCGCGAACGTCACCGATTTCACGGCGTCGGTCGACGCACGCATTAACACGGTGCTCGACACCGCAGGCGCGGGAACTGCGCTCGATACCCTCAACGAGCTGGCCGCTGCGCTTAACGACGACCCGAACTTTGGCGCTTCCGTTACGACTGCTCTCGGCAACCGCGTCCGCGTCGATGCCGCGCAGGCATTCACTGGGCCGCAGCAGACGCAGGGTCGCGACAACATCGCGGCGGCATCGGCGGCGGACCTGTCGACGCTTTCCACTAACGTCGGCAACACCGCCACCAACTTTGTCACGACGTTCGAGGCGGGCCTGGTCTAAGTAAATGGCGCTGACCGATCAGATCGCAGCGCTGGCGACGCGTATCGCCACGGAGATCAAGACTGTCCGGACCGAGATCGCCGGGCGGGTCGCGACCTCCCGCACGATCTCCACCACTGCGCCGCTCACCGGGGGCGGGGACCTGTCCGCCAACCGCACCTTGGGTGTCACCACCGGCACCACGTCGGGCACGGTGGCGACCGGCGACCACACCCACAGCGGATACCTGCCGACCACACACCGGGGCCCCATCGGCGGCGTCGGCACTGCCACTTACAGCGCCTCGACCATCACCCTCGACGCGGCCTACGAGCAGTTGCGATGGACCCTTAACGGGGACATCACCGTCAATGTCTCCGGCGGCACCCCGTTCGACGGCCAGCGAGTCCTCATCGAGGCGAACGCCAATTCCGCCACCCGCACGGTGACTTTCGCATCCGGGTTCGAGACCTCTGTTGCCGTGCCCGAGCGGACCCTCGTCGTCCCCTCGGGTGGGTGGGGCTACGTCTCGCTGATCTACCGCAACGGCACGTGGCGCCTGATCGCCATGGACCCGGTCACGCCGGTGCTCGCCCAAAGCGTCACCTACGCGGCCACGATCACCCTGGACGCGGGGACGGGCTCGCGATTCAAGACCACCGCCACGGGCAATCTCACCCTTAATGCCCCGACCAACGGCATCGACGGGCAGATGGTGCTGATTGCGGTCACGGCGTCGGGCGCGAACCGTACCGTCACGTTCAGCGGTATCACGTTGACGACGGGCTTGGTCAGCCCATTTACGGTGACCAACGCCAAGACCGCCTACTTCGGTTTGCGGTGCGCCGGTGGTTCGTCGTGGGCGCTGCTCGCGCAGACCATGGATCAGTAGCCCATGGCCGTCACCCTCAAGGACAGCGCCTTCGCTGGCGTCCAGGGCAGCACCAATCCCATGACGGTAAGCCTGACGGGCCTTTCCGTCGCGCCCGGCGATTTGTTGATCGTGTTCAACGGCTCGGAGCGCGGCACCCAGGCGGGAATCCAAGCGCCGTCCTGTCCCGACGGCAGCATGACGCTGCTCGGTAACGGCAACATTTGGAATGCGACATCTGGTCTGGGTCAGAAGACCTACTACCGGACCATCACCACGCAGAACACCTCCAGCATGACCGTCACCGTGTCGAACACCAGCGGCGGGCAGGTCTCGGTGTACGGCGCGGCCGTCGTGTTCTCGAATCATGGAGGCCTTGGGAACGACGCCACCACTTATGGCGCCGATGCTCCCTCGCTCACGCATCCCAATGCCAACGACTACCTCCTGATCGGCACGACCTACGAGGACGTGCAGACCGTCACCCCGACACCGACCGGGATGACACATCTCGGGGTTTCTACCGACGCATCGAACCTCGGCCAGATGCGTGTCTACGGCCAGTCGTTGACGAGCACGGCCGCAACCGGCGTGAAGGACACGCAGAACAACAACAGCAACTACGGCAACCACGCGATCATCATTTTGGATTCGGTGGCCGCCGTTGTGACCGGCAGTTTCATGCCGTTCTTTGGGGCGCTGTAATGGCCGTCGCGGTTCGGGCTAAGTACGGCACCGTCACGTGGAGCGGTAGCACGGCAAGCGGCACGGCTTCGGTCACCACTGGCAGTGAAGTGCAGTCCACTGATCTGCTGCTCGTGGTTTACGGATCGGATTACGCTCCCGTCGGAAATACCGCGATGCCAGCCCTGGCCGGTACCGGGTGGACCGTGCATCACACACAGAACGGCGAGTCCACCAGCACCTATCGGGCTCGCTCCATCATCGCAAGCAGGGCCGCCGCTGGCGGTGCCGAGACGGTAACCGCGAATATCACCGACGGCGGCACGGTGTGCCTGCACGTGTATGCACTCAGCGGTGCCGACTCGTCAGGCATTCTCGTCGGTGGCGCATCCACGAATGCAACGTCGTGCGCTGTGCCGTCGCTGTCGGCGCCCGGTCCAGGAGTGGTGGTGGCCGGGTGGGCGCCGCGTTATACGGGCACCACCGTTACCGCTTCGGGAATTACCGGAGGCTCCGGCACCGTCATCGCTGATGGGCGCTACCTGTATCACACGTCCACCCTCAACGACTTTTTCATCAGCATGCACGAGTTCGAAGATGGAGGAGCCACCCCAACGTTTGCGGCCACCAGTTCCTCAACTCTGTATTGGGCAGGGTCGGCCGCTTTTGTCCCTGAGTTCGTCCCGCCTGACCCGACTCCGCCGGAGGCGCGCCGCACAGCAGTGCGCGCCGCCGCGTTTATGGCTTGATATGACACTGATCTGGAAAGCCGACCTCAATCAGGCGAACAGCACCCTCGCCGGATTCAATTCGTCCGGCAGTCAGCGCCAGAACGGTGCGGGCACGTTCAACGACACCACCGTGCCGTGGCCGATGATCCCGGTAGGCTCACCGGGGGGACGTCCAGAGAACTCGTTAAAGTTCACGATCCCCAACAACTATCGCCGGTATGAGGCGAACCCCGAGCACATGACGTTCAACAACGGGGACAGCTACTACTTCGGCAATGCCGTGTACTTCGGCTCGGACTTCCCGCTGTCGACGCCGCCGGACTACCAAATCTTCGAGCAGATTCACCAGGCGTGGGGGAGCTGGTCCCCGCCCATCGCTTTCGAGGCGATGAACAATTCACTGTATCTGACCGGCGGCAACGGGCTCATTCGATCGGTTGACGCCGGTGCTCCGACGAATACGTGGGCGCATTCCCAGGTCCTGATGCCCCTTGAGCTTCAGACTTGGTACAACTACGTCTACTACGTCGAGAACTTCTCGAACCAGCCCGCCACCACCAAAGTCTCGATGTGGGTGAACGGCGTGCAGGTGTTGAACGCCTACACCCTGCCGTGCCCGTCGATCGTGCAGGGCGACGCGAGTACCGACGATTCGTATAGGAAGATCGGGTTCTACCACCGCGAGACCATTCCGGGTGGCACGGTTTATCACAGTGGCACGTCGCTGGCGACGTCCCTCGTGGAGGCGGACCCGACTCCGCCTGAACCTGCGCCGAACCGCCTCACGATCGGATCGTCGTTCTTTTTGTCCTGAGCACGGGAATCTGCCAGGTCTCGTAGCCTGGCCGCGCAGGCGGACGTGGGAGGTTACGGGTGGAGCCGATTCTGTCGTCGTGGACCACACGTCACGGCGATACCGCGCGCTCCCCGATCTGGGCCATCGTCAATGACGACGGCACTGCGATGAACCTCGACAACAAATACGTGCGGGCCCAGGCCAGGACGTCGATCGACAGCGAAGACGTGACCTACGGATTCGTCGTCGGCCACGGCGTCAACATCGGCACGGCGAAGGTGCGGCTGTCGAACGGGCGGGTCGTGGACACCGCCACCGTGCAGCTCTACCTTCTGCCCGCCGACTACAACGAGATTCCTCGGCCGTGGTCGGGGGTCATCGACATCGAGATCGCCAGTGACGACTCCGGGGCGCCCGCCTGGCGGCACACGGTGGTGCAGCTCGACCTCACCGTCACCAAGGACGTGACGCGATGACTCTCTACGCCATCCCGATTCCCGATGACGTCCCTGTCGTCTTCAATGCTGTGACCTCCCCCAACGCCGAGGTCCAGCCTGCGGTCGCGGAGTACCGGCCCGAGGACGTCTTCGGTGACGGCTCGGCCGTCCTGTCGGTGTCGATGCCCGATGTCGACGGGGGCGGTGGACTCGACGAGGAGTTCAAGAACCGGGTCGACGAGGTCCTGATCGCGCTCGACGAGCGCCTGGACGTACTGGAGGAGGAGGGCCCGCCGGAGGCCACCCCCTACGGGCCCGCCGGGGGCGTGCTGGGCGGCACCTACCCGAACCCGGGGTTCGCCCAGCCCATGGCGACCCAGGTTGCCCTGGACACGGGTCTGGGGGCCAAGCTCGACCGCTACACGCCTCGGTTGGTCACGGGGAACGTGACCGCTGAGGTCGGCGAGCTGGTCCGGGTCAACGCCACCGACGGCCCAGTCACCCTGACCCCGGACCCGACCGCTCAGACCGGCGACCTGATCACCGTCATCAAGGTCGACTCGTCGGCCAACTCGGTGTTCTGGGACGGGCCGGTCAACTCCGACGCCAATGCCGAGCTGGTGGGCCAGTGGGCGGGTGCCACGTTCGTCAAGATCGACACGATCTGGCTGGTCCTGTCGGTCAACATCAGCTACTCGTCGGCGTCCGGGGGCGGCGGCAACGTCGGCACCGGGCTGACCCGTGAGCAGGCCGATGCTCGATATGAATTGCTCGGTACCGCGCAGACCGCGGTCAACTCGATCACCAAGGCCACGCTGGGCCTGAGCAACGTCGACAACACCAGCGACGTCAACAAGCCCATTTCGAGCGCCACTCAGGTCGCGCTCAACAACAAGGTCGACAAGGGGTCGCCGGTCACGGTCACCGGCAGCGGCACCGTCACCCTGAATGCATCAGCGGGGAATCTCCAGGCGATCACCGCGAACGGCAACATCACCCTCGCGCCGCCGACCAGTCCCACCGATCAGCAGGCGTTGCGGATCGAGGTGTACTGCCCTTCCGGTTTCACCCGGACGGTCACCACCACCGGGGGCATCTCGAACGGCTCGGGTCAGAACCTCCCGATGACCCTGCAAAGCGGTCGGTTCGCCCTGATCGGTCTCGTCTACAGCGCCCGCGCGGGCCGCTGGATGATGGTCAGCTACACGGTGGAGCCATGATCCCCGACCGGCGCCGCTACAACGTGGGCGTCGTGAAGATTCCGGCGGCCGAGCGGGACATCGCGCACAGCATCCTCACCCCCGAGGACGACAAAGGCTTCATCGACGTGATCGGGGCGGACACCGACGACGATGACGAGGAGTTCCCGGTCGGGTCGGAGTGCACCTACGCGGTCACTCTGACCCCCGAGGAAGCCGACCGGTTCTCCGAGGCCTCCAATCTGCGCTACATCGAGCCGGAGACGGTGACCTACCCGGTGGGTGACGTGGTCGAGCTGGCCCCGTCAGTGGAGACCTCAGCCACGGCAATCAGCCCTGTGGGGATCCCCAGCGACCGCACCTTCGCCTACATGCGCGCGGACTTCCCCCGCATCAGCGAACTCCACGGCCGCGACATCACGATCGCGGTGCTCGACCAGGGCACCACGTCCGCCGTGCGCAACTACATGGGTTACACGCTGGTGGGGCGCACCATCCTGGGCGACCTGCCGTCGGGGGAGAAGTTCCCGGACCAGAATCACGGCTGCCTGGTGGCGCCCAATGCTGTCCCGTATGGGGGGCGGCTGCTGGACGCGCTGATCACCCGTGCCGACGGGAAGTCCACTGACACGCTGTTTGCTGCGGGTGTCCGGTGGGCTGCGCAGAACGGCGCGAAGCTCATCAACTACAGCTTCGCGGGATATCAGGCCAGTTCGGTGTACACCGACGTCTTGAATTACATGAGCCAGTTCGATTGTGTACTGTTCGCCGGGGCAGGAAACGACAGCCTCAACCAGCTCGCTTATCCGTCGTGGCATTCACAGACGCACCCGGATTGCGTCGCGTCCTCTATCGCTTTCGATGAGGTCACCGACACCAAGGCCTCGTTCAGTAACTTCTCGTCCCTGGCCACGGGGGTGGGGCCGGGTGTCTTGGTGAATTCGCTGTCGCCGCAGGCATCTCTGTTGCAGTGGTCGGGGACCTCGGCCTCCACCCCCCACATGCTGCAACTGTGCGCCCGGTTCCAGACCGGTGGGCGGACGACGTCCAAGAGCGCTTTTGCTTCCTTGAAGACGTTCCGCCGGAACACCGGTCAGGGCTCTGACCTTCAGGGCGGCGGCGCCTTCTCTTTGAACGACGCGTTGATTGGCTCCGGTTTCTACAAGGCCAACAACAACGCCATGTTGATGGTGCTCTAGGGGGCCGGGATGCCACGTATTGGTTCCACCACGGCGGTGGTCGATGCCGCCCGTCAGGTCATCGCCGGGACCGGCCTGAGTGGCGGCGGCGACCTCACCGCTGACCGCACCCTGGCCGTGGCCTACGGCACCACCACCGGCACCGTGGCCCAGGGCAACGACACCCGGTTCGGCAAGTGGGACATGCACACCGGGACGCCGACCACGAATGGTCAGACTCCGGTGTGGAACGGCTCGGCCTACGTGCCCGGCACCCCTCCGGCCACGATGGACGCCGAGCAGGTCCGCGACATCATGGGCGTGGCCCTGGTGGGCGGCTCGAACGTCACCGTGACGGTCGACGATGGGGGCGACACCATCACCATCTCCGCCGCCAGCGGCGGGGGCACGATCGTGGATGCCACGACCACCACGAAGGGCATCGTGCAGCTCGCCGGGGACCTCGGCGGCACGGCCGCAGCTCCCACGGTGCCCAACAAGGTCGGCACCAGCCTCGTGCTCACCGCGGGCACCGGCCTGACCGGGGGCGGCAACCTCACCGCGAACCGGACCTTCGCGGTGGCCTACGGGACGACAGCGGGCACGGCGCTCCAGGGCAACATGCGCGACTCCGCCAACGGGGTGGCCCCGCTCGACGGCTCCAACCTGGTGCCCCAGGCGAACCTGCCTCGTCAGACCAAGCCGATCGCCGTCTCGGGCCCCTTCTCGGGGACGATCACCCTCGACGCGGCGCTCGGTGCCTCCCACGCGGTGTCGATCAGCGGGAACGCGACCTTCGCGGGACCGATCAATGCCCCCGATGGTTTCGCCATGCGCGTCGAGGTTCGCAATACGACGGCGGTCTCCTACACCGTGACCTTCAGTATGACGAATCTGTCCGGGGCAACGCTGCCCATTACGTTGCTTCCCGGCATGATGCTGCTCGCGGGCATGTATTGGTCGGCGCGTGAGTCGGCCTGGTTTCTCATCAGCGCAAGCTGGGAGACCTAATGACTAGCTACACGCTGTTCAATAGCGCGACCACGACGGCCAGCACGCGCACCGACGGTCCTCTCAATATCGGCCTCGAAGTCCGCACCAATCAGACGTGCTGGCTGACGGGGGTTCGTTTCCGCCGCCCGGACACCACGTCACAGACCGTGCAGTTTCAGGTGTGGCAGATGCAGAACAATGCTGGCACGCTCGGCACGCTCAAGGCCAGCGGCACCTTCTCCTTGGGCAGTACCTCTGGCTGGAAAGATTTCACGTTCGGCACTCCGCTGAAAATGGAGTATTCCGCCACGCTGACTTATCAAAGTTACCATCGTTTGTGCATTCGAGCGACGCGCTGGCTGGAAACCACAAACTATTTCACCACCGGCACGGGAGGAACTAGCCGCGTCGTGGGGCCAGTTACTGTGCCGAATAAAACGGATGCTCTAGGAGATATGCAATGCTCCTACAGCACCGATTCGGTCAACTTCATCACCACTGCGGCCGCGCCCAGTGCGCAGATGTGGTGGATGGACATGGTCATCAGTGACGTTGATCCGCGCGTTCCGCGCCAGCGGGGTTCGCTCATCACTTTGGGAGCTGACAACTGATGCCTGTCGCCACGCCCAACGACGTCGCTGCGCACGTCCGGCGCGCCCTCACCACCGAGGAGCAGGCGTTCGCCACCACGCAGATCGCGGCCTACACGAACATGCTGGAGGCAGCGGTCAAGCGGATCGTGGCCGTGCAGCAGTTCGTGGAGACCATCCACCCGATCCCGGCCCCGGGATACGCCTCGACCGCCCAGAACGGCTACTCGACGCTCACCTCGTACTACGGGGCCCGGGTCCACCTCACCAAGCTGCCGGTGCAGCAGGTCATCTCCGTGGTCGCCAAGCCCCACTGGGGCGCCGACCGGGACCTCACCCTGGCGTTCGGCTACGAAGGCCCTCAGACCCTCGTAGTGCCCACCTACGACCCGGTCGAGATCACCTACACCGCCGGGGACAACCCCACCCACCCGCTGGTGACCGCGACGATCGCCAAGGCCGTCGCCCGCGACATCCTTACCCCGGCCGCTGCTGCTTCCGGCGCGATGACGAACTACTCGGTGGAGGGCACCAGCGTGTCCTACCAGGGGCAGGCGTATCTCGACCAGGGCGCGGTGGGCCCGTTCTCCGGTACTGAGATGCGTGCGCTGCGAGCCGCGTTGAACCGACTCGTGATTCGCTAATCCCATGGCGCAGAAGAAGAAGAAGGACCCGTGGGGCTCGGCGTCGTCGAACCCGTTCAACGCACCGAATGAGACCAGCGCGTCCGCGATTCCCCCGGGACTCATCCCCAGCCCGGAAGAGCGCGCGCGCAACCGCCGCAACAACTACGAGAAGGGCCTGCGCGAAGGCTTCGTGATGGCCGAGGACGGCTCCATGGTGCCGCGCAGCTACTACGGCGGGGGCGGCGGCCGGGGCGGCGGCTCACGGAACCCGCACGGCAACGTGGGCGGCCGGGGCGGCGGCGGCGGTCCCTGCAAGCCCGGCTACGCCATGGCCGAGGACGGCACCTGCGTCCCGGACGACTATTGGGACAAGGCCAAGGGCAAGACCTCGCGCAACGCCTACACCGGCGCACCGATTGTGTGGTGACACGTGAGCTATGAGGACCCGCTGTTCCCGCTCCCGGCGCCGGACTGGATTCTGACCTACACCGTGCTGTTGCGTCGGGTGTCCCAGCTCGTGGACGACACCAATGACGAGGGCTTCCCGACCACCACGGGCGCCCCGGTGGTGTCGATCAAGGCGTACCTGGGGTCACCGGACACCCGCAAGCTCGACCGAGGCGGCGAGAGCGCGGACGTGGTGGTCCTGGTCCGCAACGACACGGCGGTGTCGCACCGCGACCAGATCGAGGTGACTCCGTCGTCGGGTCTTCCGACGCAGTTGCAGGGTCTTTTCCGGATCGAAAGCGTGCGGCCCAACCCGTCGCACACCCGGCTGCTGTGCAACCGCATCACCGATCCCGAAGGGTCGGTCCGGTGACCAATGAGGGTGCCGTCTACAACGCGCTGACCGCGGGCGAGCGCGCCATTCCTGCCGGTGTGGCCGCCGCCGCCAAGCCGATCGAGACCTACCTGAAGCTCAAGGTCTCGAAGCCCTATCCCCCCGCATCCCGGCCAGGGCAGCCCGCGCACCGCCGCACCGGGCGCTACATGCGAAATTGGCGTGTGCGTGGACTCGGTAAAGTCCTCACAATTCGCAACTTCACGTTCTACGCCGGGTTCCTGGAGGCCGGAACGCGTTACATGGCGGCCCGTCCGGCATTGTCCGGGGCGGGCGGCAGGGCCACTGGCCTCATTCAACAGGCCACCCAGGCGGGCATCGATCGTGGCCGTCGGACTCCCCGAGGTGCTGAATGACCGGACCGTTCCGACCCGAGCCCTCTCCTCGCGATGGCTTCCAGCCCGTCCCGGGATACAACCGGCGGCGCGGCGAGGAGCAGAAGCGCAACATCACCCGCGCCATCGGGGCGCTGGCCCGCCGCGCGGACCGTGGGGACGCCACCATCGTGCGGCTCTACCAGTCCGCCGTGGCCGCCGCGTTCGTGGCCGCAGAGGAGGCCTCAGCGGCCCGTGACGCGGCGAGCCCGACGTGAGCGACCACAGCTCCACCTTCGCCGGTATCCGGTCCGCGATCATCGCTGAGGGCGCCGTGGGGCGCGCGGTCTACCGAGCGACGGCCACCGACGATCCCCGTCCTCCGTGCGTGGTGATCGCCGAAGCGCCCCCGGCGCCGGGCCTGCTGGGTGACGCGGGTCTGTTGGAGCAGGCGCGCCCGATGGACGTCATGGTGGTGCAGCGCAACTCCCGGGACGCCGACCCCGCGCTGCCTCGTCGTGTGGTGACCGCGGTGCACGGATTGCGCTTCACCGTGGGGGGTCAGCCCACGCGTATTCGTGCCGGT